CTTCATGGTGGACTGACATGAGCGGCCAAAACTCACCCGCTGGACTTCTCACCCTCGGCATCGGGACCGGCTACGGACCTCGAGGCTGGGGCGACCTACACATCCACTCCGCATAAGGACCCGACATGGAAGAACCCGAAGTCGACGAATACTTCGACGCCGCCTGGCCCTCAATCCTCCTCGACGGCTTCGCCCTAGTCCATGGGGACCGTGGCCGAGCCTACGGACCGCCCTGGGAGGATTACCAACGCGTCACCAACCTCTTCAACTCGCTTTGGGGTGACGATGTCATCGACGTCAACGCCGGCATTCTCTTCATGATCTGTATGAAGCTCGGAAGGATTGCGCGTGGACTCGAAGAAGGCTTCAACGCCGAACAGCTCAAAGACTCCATCACCGACGCCGCCGGCTATCTGGACTGCCTCTATGGATCACTCCTGAACCCTGCCCCCGTCTCTGTCTCTTTCGACGTCGACGAGGATGAGGAAGAATGGATAGAGGAGGAGGAAGAATGACCATCACAATCGAACCCGACGTCATCCCCCTCACCCGCCCCGAAGAGGAACCGGAGCAATACGATCCGGAAGAACACGAATTCCCCGACGAGCAGGACTACCCCAGCCCAGATTGGAAACCGTAATGTTCACCAAATCCTTCGTTTTGCAGCTCGTGGAACGTGCCATCAAAACCTTCGCCCAAACACTCGTCGCCCTGGCAGGCGCCTCCCAAATGGATTGGCTGACCCTCGACTGGGTGCAACTGGCCGCCACCGCTGCCATCGCCGCTGGTCTGTCTGTTCTGACGTCTATCGCGTCGGACAAGGTTGGCCCGATCGACTCGCCATCCATGGTCCCTACCTTCAAGACGTTTCCCTGATATGGCACCGGCAAACCTTCCCATCAACATTCGAATCGGCGACACCGAAACCATCTCTGTCGCCATTAAAGATTCGACCGGCGCTGCTGTGAACATCACAGGCCGCACCTACGCCGCCCAGATCCGCACCACCACCGACGCTGCCACAGCACTCGCCACATTCTCCTGTTCGATTGTGTCCGGAGCAGCCGGCACGCTCACCGCCACACTCTCGGCCTCGACGACGGCAGCTCTCACCGCCGGCATTGCTGTCTGGGATCTCCAAGAAACAAATGGCACAACCGTCACCACGCTCCTCAGTGGATCCGTGACCATTTCGCAGGATGTCACCCGGGCATGAGCCAGCAAGTCACGCTGAAACTCACAAACGTCTCCCTGACTCAAACCACCGACACTGTCCAAGTGACACAGACTGTCCCCGAGGTTGTCATTGCTGGCATTTCCGGCCCTGCCGGCCCTTCATGGACCGGCTACTACGGCTCCTTCAGCGACTCCACCACCCAAACCCTCACCGCCGACACCGCCAAAGCCGTCACCTTCGACACCACAGAAGAATCCGATGGTGTCGCAATCGGAACACCAACCAGTCGAATCGTCATCACAAACGCCGGCACCTACAACATTCAGTTCTCCCTACAGGTCGACAAAACTGATGGCGGCCAAGATGACGCGACGATTTGGCTACGAGTCAACGGTAATGACGTGCCAAGAACTGCCACGGATATCACTGTGGAGCAGTCGGCTCGTCGCCTCGTCGCCGCTTGGAACTTTGTTTATACATTCACAGCCGGCCAGTATTTCGAACTGGTCTGGTCAAGCCATGATGCGAGCATGAGGCTCAAATCTGAAGTGACCCGAACCGGCCCTGTCCGACCGGCTGTCCCATCCGCCATCCTCACAGTCACGCAGGTCCAATAGATCCCCGATTCGACGACGACACCTCCCTCCCCTGGGTGTCGAATGGAACCTCGAGGCGAACCGCCACGCACTCTGAGAACCACAACCGAATCGGATGCCGGAAACCCCAGCTGCCAGCCTTCCCCCAGGCCCCGCAGCTGGGGTTTCTGCATTCCCAAAAAAGATCCTTGACATCCTTTAAACGATCCTTTAAAACTTCTCATGTGGAGCAGCCGCCCCACACACAAGAAAAGCCAACAGACAAGGAACCCCGACATGGCCGCAATCAAAGAACTCGACACCCTCCTCCACCAACTCATCCAAGCCGAGGAAAAGACAGACGAATACGCCACCATCATCGGCAACGTCGAACACATCCACGACGAATACGAACCAGCCGACCACATCGAAGACCTCTACATCACAGCACTCGTCCAAGCCGAAATCCTCGCCGAAACAGTCGTCGACCTGCTCCACCCCCAAGACTTCGCCAACGACGACAACTTCTGGCACGCCATCGTCAACGTCCGCCTCTACATCCAAAACACCGACGTCAACGAACTCTCCATCGAAGGACTCGAAGCCGAGATCGCGAAGGCCCTCTGATGTGGACTGCAATCTGCCTAATCCCAGCAGCTCTCCTCTTCGCCCATCAGATCCGGCAGTCCAACAAACCAAAACCGCCGGCCCCTAGCCTCTCCGACATCCCAGTCATCGTCCTCGTCGGACAAGACCTCGAGGTCGACCTGTGACCGAACCAAACGTCATACGCTGCCTACTGTGCAAACAATCTTTCGACCGAACCGAACACGGCACCGATTCCTATTTGGAGCATCGGAAAACCTGCCATCGCACCACCAACCACCCGACAACCCACACCCCGAAAAGGTCAGCATGAAACAAACAGCGCAATTCCTCACCGGACTCACCGCCTTCGCCTTGCTGCCAGTCCTCGTCGAGAACACAGCGCAACACGACGCCCTTGGCCCTGTCCTCGGACTCACAGTCCTCCTCGCCATCGTGGCTGTCGGGATCTTCGCCTGGCCAGTTAGGAACCGGCAATGGTGACCGATTGGCTGGCCTTCATCGGAATCCTTGTCATCGTCGCCCTGGTCATGGGATGGGTTTGGGTTATCTCCGAAGGCGTTTTGTGAGCAACCCAAACAAGGCCAAAGGGTCAGCCGCCGAACGTGCCTCCTGTGACTATCTGAACGTCAGAGGTGTCGAAGCTGAACGAGTACCAGCCGGCGCAACTTTGGACCGAGGCGACATTTGGGTCCCCGACAAAAACTGGCCGGCCATTCAAGTCAAAAACCATGCACGCCTCGACCTCTCCGGCTGGGTCGACGACGTCGCCATCCAAGCAAAAAACGCTGGCCGAGAAACCGGAATCGTCATCCACAAACGACGAGGCAAAGGCAACCCCGCCTCCTGGTACGTCACCTGCACCCTCGACACCCTCATCACACTCATCGAAGGGAACAAACGATGACCGAAACAAACGTCACCATTTTCTGTCAGCAACTCACAGCACTCGTCGAAACCGACGACGTCGACCTTGAACTGGTCCTCGACGCCGCCGACATCATCGCCGCACAGCTCGAAGAGATACGACGCCTCGAAGCAGTCGTCGCAAACCTCAAAGCCGAAAACGCCACACTGAAACAGTACGGCTTCTACGAGTGAACGATCCCGAGCAACACCCCGACCTCCTCGACATTTGGACAGACCGGGCAGCGTGCAAAGGCCGAACCGACCTGTTCTTTGTGAACCGTGGCGACACATCCAAAATGAACCGGGCGAAAGCCATTTGTAAAACCTGCCCAGTCATCGACAACTGTCGCGAGTACGTCATCTACAACCCCGAGCGATACGGAATTTGGGCTGGCATGACCGAAAAAGACCGACGCGCCTATCGGCTCGAACAGGGAATCAAACTCCCCAACGCCCCACACGGCACACGACGCCGCTATGCGGTCGGCTGCCGCTGCTCCGACTGCCGCCTCTCAAACGCCCGATTCCGAGCCGAATGGAACAAACGATGACCAGGGAACACGGCACCCGAGCCAAATATGTTGTCGAAAAATGCCGCTGCCAACCCTGCACCATCGCAAACCGCCTCTACGCCCGAGAACGAGACAGAACAGAACGTCGAATCGCCTACGGCATCGAAAGCCCACCAGTGATCTTTATTGACGCCACCGAAACTCGAGAACACATCCAATGGCTCCGCAAAGTAGGAGTCGGCAGACGACAAATCCACGCCACCTCCGGAGTCGCCCTCTCCACGATTCAAAAGATCGGATCCGGGCAGCTTCTCAAGATCCGACCCAAAACAGCCGACCGGATCTTGGCTGTCGGCCGACACAGAGCAGCTGGCGGAACTCTCATCGACGCTAAACCAACCTGGCGCCTTATAAACGACCTACTCAAACACGGCTGCACTCGCGCACAAATCGCCCGCCACATCAACCACAACGCGCGCGCTTTGCAAATCTCCAAAACCAAGATCAGAAGGTCAACAGCCGAGGCAGTCCAGCAGCTCCACGATCAAATCATGTTCCGCATTGTCGAGGAACGCCGGCTCAGCAATGAACGGACCAAAAAGTCTCGGGCAATGCGCGCGACTGTCACAGGCTCCGGGGACGATGAAACCATGACCAGCAGTTCCAACCATTCACTAACTGCCACATCGCAAACATGAACAGGAAGCCTGGCTGGTCCGAGACGATGGCGTAGATGGCCCACGGCCAGGAATGCAACATCACCACCAACCAACCCCACCACCGGCCCCGACCGGCCTGCCACATACCAAACACACCCAGCAGCTCAAACACCGACAACACCAACGGCCACATCACAACCTCCAACCCGACCAGGAGAAACCAAATGACAACGCTAGACCCTGAAGCAACCAACAGCCTCAACCAGCCCACCCAAGAAACTCGACGAGACCGCTGGGGCCGCTATCAAGTCCTACCCCCTCGAGGCGGGAAACTTGTCGGCTACACCAGGGCGACCACCATCGCCAAAGTTCTCGACGACTCCTCGAGTCTTATGGCATGGAACTCGCGAATGACCGCCATCGGCCTCGGCCTTCGACCCGACCTCGTCGCCCTTGTCGCCACCACACCACAAGACGATAAAAAAACTTTGGACAGTTTGGTAAAGCGCGCGTCCGAAGCAGGCGGAGCAACAGTCCGACGGGACCTTGGAACGGCTGTCCACGGCCTCCTCGAACGTCGCCTCAAAGACCCCACATTCATCGCCCCCGATCCATACCAGGCCGACATCGAAGCCATCCTCTCCGCCCTCTCCGATGCTGGCCTGTCTTTCGTCGACGGCATGACCGAACGGATCGTGGTCAACGATGAAATCGAAGTGGCTGGAACCTTCGACCTTGCCCTCACCGATGGCGAAGAAACTTTCATCGCCGACCTCAAAACCGGCTCCTCAGTCAAATATGGCGGACTTGGCTTTGCCATCCAGCTCTCCATCTACGCCAACGCCTCCAACCTTTACACCCAAGGCCCAGCCAAAGACGGCTCGCAAGACATCCGTGAACCCATGCCGAACGTCTCCAAATCGGCCGGAATCATCATTCACTGTCAACCAGGCTCCGGCCTCGCCGAACTCCACTGGCTGGATCTCGAAGCCGGGACAGAAGCGCTCCACACAGCCCTCGAGGTACGCCGGCTCCGCAAATACACACCCATCCACCCATTCACCCCACAACAAGCCACAGCGGCCCTCTACGGACGCCAGCGGCCGGGACAAGTGCAACACGTCGACGATCCATGGCGAATCGCCACACTCGACCGAATCTCCCGAATCATCGTCGACGGCCACGCCCAAGCACTCGCCAACGCATGGCCCGAAGACCATCCAACCCTGAAATCAGGTGATCCGATCACCTTGGACCAGGGAGACGGAATCTCACGCGTACTCGACGTACTTGAAAAAGAACTCGGCCTCCCCTTCGCCTCACTCCCCGACCTCAACCCGCCACCAGTGCCACCCAAGAAATCAACCAGGCGAAGGGCAGTGAATGACGGCACCGACACCCTGATCCACACCGACATCATCAACCGACTCAACGAACGGGCAATGGAACTCCCAGAAGCTTCTCTCCTTTGGGTGAAAAACATTCTTGAGGACGCCAAAGCTTGCGGCCGAACCCTCGCACTCTCACCGCCACAAGGGATCCCAGCGGAACGCCGCTACCTGATCTGCCAAGCCATCATCGACCTCGCTGTCCATCGCGATGACGAGCTGACTTGGACGGTGCTAGACAATGCGACCGACCAAAAGATCCCCCACCATTCTCTCGGAGACGCCTTTGGCACTCTCCGAAAGGCCGAGGCCAAAGCGGCTCTCGGAATCGTCACCGCCATCAACAACCTCGACCTCGTCCCAATGTGGGATGAGAACGGTTGCCGGTTGGAAGGTGACATCGTCACAGCCATCAAAGGTGGCTCCCCGACAGACAAGGAAACCCAACAGTGACATTTGACAACACAGCAGCAGAGGCCCTCACCCGAAAAGGTGGCGGCAACATTGCCAAGTTCCCGAACATCGGCGACATGGTCAAAATCAAAATCACCGGACTCGAAGAACGGCAACAAACCGACTTCATCACCGGAGAACCCATCACCTGGGCAGACGGCAAACCCAAAATGCAGTTCGTCTTCACCGGCATCGACCAGGACACCCAAGAGGAAACACGAATCTTCGCCAAAGGATTCATGCTTGGGGCAATCAAAGACGCCCTCACAAAAGCAGATTGCAACCTCGAGGCCGGTGGAATCCTGGCCGTCAAGTACCAGGAAGACGAGCCACCGACGAAAGCCGGACTCAACCCGGCCAAAAAGTATGTCGCCCAATACCAGCCACCCAAGCCGGCCTCAATCAGCGCCGACGACCTGATGTGACATGGGAAAGCGACTGATTGGCGCACAACTCGACCAGGACCTCATCGACCAAATCGACGAGACAGCCAAACGTCTTGGAGTGAACCGATCCACCTTCATCCGTAGGGCAATCGACGCCTATCTGGCAGACACCAAACCGAGCGCCTGACCTAAGCAGCCCCACCACAACCCGAACTGTGGTGGGGCTGCTTCACCAACCCGAAAGACCAGACATGGACAAAGCACACATCCTCATCCGCACCGACCACCACCGAAACCTCTTCCTCGTCGAAGCGTCACAAGGAGCGGAACGGATCACCCTGGCGACATCAAACAATCACGCCGACGCCTTCCAGATCGCCCAGAAACTCGCCTCCTGGACAAGACGTGACCCAGACAACGTCCCCTTCCCCATCTACGACCGCTCTCGAACCCTGACGTGACCTCGGCAAACAAACATCGGGACTGGCGCTGCCCAAAATGCGCCAACGAATACTCGACCCCACAACCAGTGCTGGCCGTGCTTTGTCGCAGCTGCACACGAAAGACTCGAGGAAACCCGCAATGGATGAAACCGAAAACCACTGGAAAGAAACAATCGCCGGCTGCCTAGCAATAGCACTCCTCCTAGCAGCAGCTGTCATCTTCGCCCGCTGCTCCACCCCAGCAGTCGCCGAAATCGAACAGACACCACCACAGTCGCAACCCGTCGAAGCCATCGGCTACGACTTCACCGACAACGCAGCGCGCGCGCTAGCCGACCTCGACGCCTACCTCATCACAGTCACAACCACCACCACTCCACCTAGATCGGCGGCGGCCCCCCAGGCTGACCCAGCGGCACCATCCCCCACAGGTGACCGCTGGGATCAGCTTGCCAACTGTGAAACCGGAGGCAACTGGGCAGCGAACACCGGAAACGGTTTCGGAGGCGGCCTCCAGTTCATGCACCAACGCTCATACTCAACCTGGCGTTCCTTTGGTGGCGACGACTACGCCGCCCATCCATGGGAAGCCTCGAGGGAAGAACAGATCGCAGTGGCCGAGAAAGTCTTGGCCTCTTCCGGCTGGAACGCCTGGCCGGGCTGCTCACGAAAGTTTGGATGGATCTAATGCAACACAACCCCGACATCATCTCCCACACTGACATCGAACTCATCCGCAACGCCGGCAATCTCCTCGAGGCGCAGCTGATGAAACTGCACCGCCACCACCACGGCCCCGACTGTGAAACCTGCCAAGCACTCCTCACCTGGTGGACGATCAACAACCGATGAAACACGGAACTACCACCGGCTACAAATATCACGGCTGTCGTTGTGATCTGTGCAAAAAAGCCAACCGGGAATGGTTCCTGAGAAGCAAAGGCAGAGAAGACGAACGGCAAGGCCCTTCCCTCTACTGGCCCATCCAGCCACTATTCCAAGCGGCAGGAACCACCGAATTTGTGGAACTCGCCTACCTCACCGGAATCCCCGCCCGAACCCTCCACAGATCGTTCGAACGTGGACTCACCGACAACACAGCCGACCGAGCAGCCATCGGCCTCGGACTCCACCCCATCATCATCTGGCCCCACTGGATCGACCCCTACCTCGAAGGAGCAGCATGACACCCGACGACATACTCCAAGCACTCAAAAACCAAAGGTTCTGGCCAAACCCTGAAACCCTCGACGAAGACCTTTGCCACGCCATCGCCCTCATCCAGCTTCTCTGTGAAACCAATGCCAAATATCTGTCCGGAATGATGGAACTAATGGCCGCCATCGAAGACACCACCGGAATGGAACTCGGCACACAATGACATCCCCGCTCCCGACAGCACTCGACTACGCCAACCGTGGCTGGCGAATCGTCCCAATCCGACCAGGGGAAAAACGGCCGGCGCTCACCAACTGGCAGAACATCGCCAGCAACGATCCGGACGTCATAACCGAATGGTTCACCGGCCCCTATCACGACCACGGAATCGGCATCGCCACCGGCCCTGAAACCGGATTCTTTGTTCTTGACGTCGACATCACCGACACCAAAGCAGGCGACGAAACCCTCGCCGACCTCGAGGAACAATACGGACGACTCCCCGAAACTCTTATGTCCATCACCGGCTCCGGAGGATGGCACCTTCTCTTCACCTACCCGACCGGTCAGGAGATCCGAAACGACGCTGGCCGACGCCTCGGACCAGGACTCGACATCCGAGGCATCGGCGGCCAAATCGTCGCACCACCAACCATCCACCCCAACGGCAACGCCTACCAATGGGACGAAGGTTGCGACACCATCGCAGACGCCCCTGACTGGCTCCTTGAACTCCTCACCACACCGGAACCGGCACAACCACCACCAAGCGTCGCCAAGCCGTCAGACACCGACTCAATCGCCGCCAGATACAACCAACAAACCACCTGGCCCCAACTCCTCCAACAAGACGGCTGGACCCTTGCCGCCACACTCCCAACCGGCGAAACCCAATGGACCCGACCAGGCAAAGACATCCGAGAAGGAATCTCCGCCACCTGTGGCCATCAAGGCCGAGACATCCTCACCACCTTCACCAGCTCGATCCCCTGGCTACCCGAAGACTCCTACTCACGCTTCGGCTACTACGCATGCCGACACCACAACGGCAACCGCTCAGCAGCTGCAACACATCTCCTCACACAAGAAACCCAAACCCTCGACAACTACTTCACAAACCAACTCATCACCCCACCCGAACCCTCCATCGAACACCTCGAGAACCGGATCGAACTCGCCCACCTGGTCGACTGGACGAAACTTTGGACAGACGACCGACCAGACGAGGAATGGCTGGCCGAACCCATCATCCCCAAAGGCCGAGCCATCGCCCTCTACGCCCCAGCCAAAGCAGGCAAATCCACCATCACCCTCGCCATCGTCGCAGCAGTCGCCACCGGATCACGCATCCTCGGACAAACCCGAGCCACCCCCACAAACGTCCTTTACCTCGACTACGAAATGACAGAAGACGACCTCATCGAACGTCTCACAGAACTCGGCTACGGACCCCAAGACAACCTCGAGAAACTCCACTACGCCCTCCTCCCATCACTGCCACCCCTCGACACCATCGAAGGAGCCACCGCCCTCCTCCACCTCGTCGACCAAACCCAAGCCGAACTCGTAGTCGTCGACACCTTCGGCCGTGCAGTCGAAGGGGACGAAGACCGAGCCGACACAGTCCGAGCGTTCTACCGACACACAGGACTCTCACTTAAAGCCCGAGGCGTCGCAGTCCTACGAACCGACCACTCCGGCAAATCCGTCGAGAAAGGCATGAGAGGATCCAGCGCCAAAGCCGACGACGTCGACATTGTCTGGCAGCTCTCACGAACCAACACCAGCAAAGGAGATGGAGTCCGCCTCAACCGGACACACTCACGCCTCTCCTGGGTACCCCAAGACATTCGAATCAGCCGCATCGAAACCGACCACGGCCACGACTATGTCATCGACGCCCAAGACCAAGCATGGCCCGACGGCACACGCCAAGACGCCGACCTCCTCGAGTCCCTCAACCTCCCCGACAACGTCGGCTTCAACGCCGCCAAAACCGCTGTCCGAGAAGCAGGCCACAAGATGAGAGACAGTCGCATCCGAACCGCTTTGAAGTTCCGCAAACAGGCAGCGAACAGCCAGGAACACATGAGACTCACCGCCGGAATCACCACCAATTCACAAGCGCACAAGCGCGTCGGACGCGATGAAATTCAGCGGGACGCGCTCGACGGGACGCGACAGCGGGACGCGCAGGGTGAAAAGTGGGACGCGCCGGACGCGCTAACAAAACCCCACGTCACAGACTCAGAAAAACGGGACGCGGTAGACCCCCAACGGGACGCGGTAGCAGCGAGCCAACCGGGACGCGTCCCCCCCTATAGGGGGACGCGGTCCGAGGCCACCCCCCAAACACCACAAACAACCCCCCTCTTCTAAACCCCAAGGAGCATCACATGGCAGCTCGAAGATGCGAAACATGTGGGGGATGGGTAACCCCACCCCAACCATGCCAACCATGCCGACGGACCTACGAACGGGCCAGGGGTAGGGCCAGGGGTAGGAGGGAGGAGTACGCCGGCAACTGGCGCTACAACTCCCAACAACTCCGCCTCGAGTGGATCACCCTTCACGGCTTCAACTGTCCAGGCTGGACAATGCCCAATCACCCAGGCCGACCCGGCCACCCCGCCTACGACCTAGTCGTCGACCACGACCTCGGAGTCTTGTGTCGATCTTGCAACAGCAGCAAGGCGGCGACATTCGACAGGGAGAGGAGGCGCACCACCCCACCACCACCCCCCACCACCCCGGAATAACCGCCTTCCCTGTGCATAACGCCCTCGAGTAGCAGTTATCCACAACCCTTTATCCCCAGAAGTTACCCACAGGATATCCCCAGCCTGTGGACTATGGGGGAGGGGCCTGTGGACAACGGCCTCCTCGGGGGCCTGACAACCCCTGCGCCCCCCTTCTCGCTATGCGTGCAGGGTTGTGGATATGTGGATAACCCTGTGGAAAACCGGTTTCTGTGGACAAGTCTGTGGAAAACGTCATCGTCAAATTTGGCCGGGTTGTGGAAAACTCGGCCTGTGGAAAACCCCCTGTGGACAACCAAAACGACTCGAGGTCGACCCCATGCCCCCTGGTTCCAAACCCCAACCGGTCGGAAAATCCGACCAACGAGAAACAGTCTTCAAATGGCAGCTAGCCGAGACTGAAGGCTGGCAACACGGCAAAATCCCAGCGCCCGCCGCCACCCTCTCCGAGCATGGAAAGCGCGCGTGGAAGACATGGATGAACGCCTGGTGGGCAAGCTTCTACTCAGCCGAGGATCTGCCAGGACTCCAGCTGCTCGTCATGCTCTACGACAAAGTCATGCTCGAGGAGATCGACGTGACAAAGATTCTTCCGTTGCTGGATCGTTATGGCATCACCCCGAAGGGTCGCCAAGACCTACGATGGGCGCAGCTGCCAGTGAAGGCAGAAGCCTCTACCCCGACTTCCGAAGTCCAGGATGAGATTGCCGAACGTCGACAGACTCGCCGATCCAAACTGGCGTAGGACATCCATGCCGCTCACTCGCCTCACCGCTCCGACAGACTGGCCGACTCTTGGCTGGCAGGTCATCGACTGGACAGAGAAATATCTTTGCCACGGCCCAGGAGACATCCAAGGTGAAGAACTCGTCTGGGATGAGGAGTTCTGCCAAATCATCCTCGACTGTTATCGCCTCTTCCCAAAAGGCCATGAGAACGAGGGACGCCGTGTGGTGTCGTATTTCGGTATCTCTATGCCGAAAGGTAGGGCAAAGTCAGAGTTTGCCGGCGCTATTACCTGTGCTGAACTCCTCGGCCCTGTCCGCTTCGACGGCTGGGACGCCAACGGAGAGCCGGTAGGAAAACCTGTCACATATCCGTTCATTCGTCCGTTAGCCACGGAAGAGAACCAAACCGGCAACACCTACGGCAACGTCCAAGCCATGCTGGAACACGCGCGCGACCAGTTCCCCTCCGAGTGGGGTTTCTCGCAGCTTGACATCGGATCCACCCGAACCCTTATCGGCAAGGGTGGCCGTTTGGGTGAGGTTCGGCCTTCAACTGCTGGCGCTGCCTCGAAGGATGGCGGCAAAGAAACCTTCGCAGTGGTCGACGAACCGCATCTCTACTATCTGCCGGAGTTGCGGCAAATGCACGCCATGGTCCGACGAAACACTCGGAAGCGGAAGATTGCTCAGCCGTGGATGTTGGCGACGACCACGATGTTTCAACCTGGTCAGCATTCGGTGGCGGAGGATCTTTATGACGAGGCCGAGAAGCTCATGGAACGTCAGGACCGCTCTTTCAGTTTCTGCTGGCATCACCGAGAAGGTTCAATCTCGGAATCCTCCTGGGACGATGACGCCGCCCAACTCGCCTCACTGAAGGAGGCGTATGGACCGGCAGGGGAGTGGATGGATCTGCCAGGAATGATCGAACACGAGATCCGAGCGCCAGGATCAGTCAAAGCGGAAAACGCCCGCTACTTCCACAACCTTCGATGGAAGGGCGAACAGCGTGCCATCGACCCCGACAAGTGGGATTTGCTGGCAGCTCCTCAATTCAACCCCGAAGGCGGAGAAATCATTGCCATCGGCTTTGACGGCTCCGACCGTGGCGAAAACGCCGACGACACTGTCCTCGTCGGCTGGGTACTCACCGACAAACCCCACCTGTTCCTCATCGACGCTTGGAAACGTCCCGAGTTCGCCGGCCGTGACTATCGGGTCCCTCGAGAAGAGATCCGAGAGAAAGTGTCC